TGTAGCAGTGAGGTAAAATTTCGCTATGTTTGTGGTGATTTTCAGCGCAACTTTTCCGCTCACGATACCTGACGGAATTGAGATGCTAAGCAACTGGACCAACGCGGCGGTAGTGGTCCCGGCGACGTTACCCGACTGGCTGCTTGGGCTCCCGCCGCCGCCGCCGCCGCCGCCTTGGTTCGTTGCCGTTACCTGCTTGACTTTGTTGTCACAGTAGTAATAAAGCGTGCAGGAACCGGGAACGATCCAGACGGCGTTCTGCGAATAGCCATGGGTTTGCGGAAGGTAAAGGTATCCGGTGCTGTTGAAAAAGTTCCAATCGCCGGAATTAATTACGACTGGTCCATTGTTGTACGTCACCGGGCCGTTGAAAATATACGCTTCGTTTTGCGTGCCGTCATCGTAAAACCCGATCAGCGGCCCTTCCGCCGTCGGCTCTTTGAACAGCGGAGCGGCAACGTCCAGGTTTGCGATCCAGCGCAGCAGCTCTTCCATCGCATCGAGGCGACGAGCGGTCTCGCGGTTGATCGGTCCGTTTGGGAATTCGGCCATGATTAAACGCTCTTGAACACATTCGCCCATGAAGCAGACTGGAAAAGCGTCCGCCCTGCTGGCGTGGTCGCTCTGTACCAGTTCCCCACTGCCGACGTAGGATCGGGCCACAATATATGGCCGCGAAATGCACTCGTCCCGCGTGGTGGATCGAACCATTGCATATTTAGCTCAATCGTCACCATGCGCGCCGGCGCAGTCATGGCGAGCCCCATCGTCTGCGGATTAACTGGCGCCGTCACTGGCCGCACAACCGGCTTGCCCATGCGGAGCGTCCCGGCCGGGTAGCCGAGGAAGGCAGCGCTGTTCACCGTGTTCATTAGCGGATGGATGTTATTGAGCAGTCCAATTCCAATTGTCCCATCGGAGACGTAGCGGAGGTCCACGTTGTACCAAGTTGCCTTTACGAGCCCCTTGCTAAGCGGGTAGCCAACCGGCCCTTTAATCGCATTTGTGTTGGCTGTTCCCGCATCGTTGAACGAGTATTGCCCACGGTCGCTAGTGAGCAGCATCGGCTCGCCGTCGAATTTCACCTCGACGTAGCGACCAGATTCGTCCGCCCCACACTGATTGTCGCCCACAACAACGAACGGGAGCGATTCGTAAAGCACCTTGAACTTGGCATATTTGTAATTGTTGTAGGTCATGCCCGCGGCTGGGCCGCCGCCATGCCCGACACTGCCAGCGCCAAGTCCGGTAATGCCGGTTGGGCCGTCAAGCCTCTTGGCCCATAGCCAGTACCATTTCGGATGGGGAGCTGGTAGGACGCGATGAAGGCCGGTAGGGGCGGCGGCGTTTTTGGCGCTGTAGCCGAGTACACCCTGGATTGTTCGCTCGGCGTCTACCCACGCCACCACGATAGTCCGAGTAGCCTGAAGGTGGTCATCCTCGAAAAGAGAGCTTTCTTCGCCAGCCAGTTCGACCATTGGAATATCACCACCGCTGGCGTCTTTTAACCCCTGGTTGGCAAGCAAGGTGAATGCGGCCACGACTTTACTCCTTCACCAAACCGAAATCGCCACCGCCATTGCTGCCGCCGTAATCCGTGTCCTTCAGGCCGTCCCGGATTTCCTTCAGAACATCCAATTGCTGATCCTGGACGCTTCCGCCCGGCCCAGAAAAGGCCGCCGTGTAGGCTTTTTCCGCGAAGGCGTCCGCGCTGGTGAAGGACGCCTGCCGGCCAGCGGCGCCGACTGAGGACTTGAACCCGGCGTCCTTCGCCGCGTCGCCAAGCGCCCCGATCACCAGTTTCGGCAGCGCCATGAACCCTTTCATAAAATCCTTGATGTACGGCGCGAGCGTGGCGATGGTGTCGCCAAACAACCGAACAAGCGGAATCACCTCTTCCAGGACGGGAATAAAAGCGGTCCCCAGCGACACATAAAGATCGTTCCACGCGTCGTCAAGTTGGGCCGCAAGGGCAGGGCTTGCCGCGGACGCAAGGCTTATCATCGCGCCAGTAACGGCCAGAATTCCTGCTACTACCATCCCGATAGGCCCGGCGGCGTTCATGGCGATGCCGCCAAGACTGCCGCCGCCTCCCGCCGCGCCGAGCGCTTTGCTTTGGGCGAACTTGGAAAGGTCTTTGCCAGTCTCGCTGAGCCCGGAGGTAAGGCCCTTGGTGTCCAGGCTCATCTTGACGGCCAGGTCAGCAATCGACTTCGCCACCGCTTGTCTCCTGGGGCTGCTGCGCCCGTGCGGCCATCGCGTTCATCCCCGCGGCCACGGCCTTGGCGTACTCCTGGATCGACCGCCAGTCCCCTCGCTTGACGAATCCGCTACTATCGCCTGGTGCCTCCCCAAATCGCAGCACGCAATCGGCCAACCGATAGGCCGACCGTTTGCCTCGCAAGGCGTTCGACACGACCTGCACAATCTGCCCGGCGTGAAGGTCCGCCCGGTCATCGCCAAACGGGCCGCGAACTCTCTCGAAAGCAGCCCACTCTTCCAACTGCGGCCCAGTCATGCCCGCAAGCATCTCGTCCACGCCGACCCGCCGCATGGCCAGCGCCAGGCGCATGGCGAACATCCGCTGCGGGTCGGCTCTCAGTTTTTTTCCGCGTCCTCATTGCCGTTGAGCCGATTGATCGCAGCGTTCAGACGGCGGATGACGACGTTGCTTTTTCCGCGCAGAGCGTCGAGGTGAGCGGGCGTAAAGACCGGCTTGCCGTTGTCGTCCACAATGGCCGCGATGACGCTCTTGATCGCTCCGTCCGCCTCGTCGCCTTCCTTGGTCCACTTACCGAGCTGGGCCAGTTCCAGGGCCGTCAGGCAGCGAGCGTAGAGCGTGCAGCCCCACTCGGGGCATTCAACGGGCACGGCGGCCGGGATGTCAGCCGCCGCGAAAATCTGGTCGGATAGGCTCATGGAATTACAGTCCCGTGAATTTGACGATAGCGACGGTCAAGGTGGTGACGCCGCTGTAAGTAAGGTAAACCGTGCCAGTGGAGTCGCCGTAAATCCCCGGTGCCCAGACGCCCAAGAGGTAATTGGCCCCGGCTTTGATAACCACGGTGCGGCTGGCGACGGCTTCTGTGTCCACCGTGTACTGAATGGCGATGGTCAACGTGATGTCGCCGACCGAGGCGTTGTTGATGTACAGTAGCTCGTACCCGGTCGAGACGAACGTATCACCGCCGACGGTCGCGGCTGCCGCAAGGGCGCTGAGCTTGGCCGTGCCGAGGCGGTCGATGCTGGTTGGTGCGAGAAGGGCCACGGTAAAGACTCCGCGAAAGGATTACGTGTAAACGAGGGCGCCGGTGCATTCGATGGTGATGTCAATGGTCTCATGCGTTTCGAGCGGCGTGCCCTTTTTGATGTCCGTGATGAAGCCGCTGGAAGTCAAGAAGTGAGTGTCGGGGAAGGTGAGCTTCCAAGTCTGCGTGGCGCCCATTAAGACGAACAGGGCCGCCATTTGGGCGGCATTGTAAATCACGTTGAAGGTGAGCGAGCCGGCGTCGCTGGCCGTAGGAATCTTTTCAACCCAAAAGCCGCCCGCCGCATTGGACGGGCTCCCCTGGTTGGAAACCAGGTCCTTTCCGCAGCTCATCGACCAGTCGATGTCAACGACCTGGCCGACGAGCGTGGCCCCGAACTTCAGGGTTGCCCCGTATCCGATTGAGGCAATGGTCGCCATGCTGAGGCCCGCCGCCTGACCCGCTCAAGCCAAACCCGCATGATTCAAGCGGCAAGGAATGCGGGTGATTCCCTTGTCCCCCCGTCGGGGTAGCCGCCTGTTTTTCATTCACTACGGGCACAAGTTGCCGCTGGAGAAGACGCACACAGAAAGCTGCGTCGCCGAATAGCCGACACCAATCAAGCTCGTATAGTCGCCCGTGTCCAAATCCGCCGCCGGGCAAATATCTCCGGTCGTGCCGGAAAGAACGTAGACCGTTCCGACCACAATCCCGCTCGCGCAGATTATCAGCGGTCCCGTGCAACTCGTCAGGACAACAATGGTCTGACCAACGGTGCCGCCGTTCATGGCGATGCCGTAGGCTGCCGAACTTGCAAGCGTGTCGGCGACGGCCGGCCAGACCGTTCCGTCGGCCGCTACGTAAAGCACCTGCCCCGCCGTAATGGTCGTGCCGGCCAGTAGCTTGAACGTGACGGCGCCGATCGGATGTGGCAGGGCGGTACTGCTGACGGACAGTTTGGCCATTTCTTATTCCCTTAAACCGTCGCCGGTTCCAGATACCAAATCACGAAGGACAGGCTGAATTCGTAAACACCCACGTCGTCACCGCGGAACAGATCGGTGAAGCCGTCGCCCTGGTCTTCGAGGAACACACCCTGGGCCGTCATGCCTTGCATCGTGCCCTTGAAACCGTTCAAGGTCTGGCCGCCGACTATCCCGCCGCTCGAATTCTCAACTCGAAAAGCAAGATTCCGGGCCACGAGCTCTTTGTCCGCCTGACAGTACAGTGTCACATGGGCGCCGGTCAGCTTGCTCGGCCCGTCCTGGCTCTTGATCTTGTCTGTGCTCGTTCGCTCATACACGATCCGCGGCAGGTTGATGGCCTTCGCATTCTTGGCTTGCGGGGCCTTCTGCGGATAAATCCGCCCGCCGCAAAGCGTGTTGACCGCCGGGTCCGCCTTGAGAAACGCGACAAGCGACATTTCGATCATGGGTCACGCCTTCGCGATTTCTGCCGCGATGACGTTGCCCATCGCCGCGACCACGGCCGCCCTGTTGTTGTCGATGGACGGCTCGACAAATTGCTTGTGCATATTTGCCAGATGGGCGTACTTCGCCGGGTCGCGGATTTCCACGCCAACCGCAGCGCCCTTCGCCTTCCGCAATAGGCCCACCGATTTTGCCGTCCCCGCGATGGCGGCGCCGCGATCCGTCTTCACCACGAACGTCTTGAAGCCCTTGCGCGGCCCGACGATGCCGACCACCGTGCCGCTTCCCCTGAACACCTTGACCTTCTTGCCGAGCGATTTTTTCAGCAGGCCGCTTTCGACCGGAACAAGCGACCGCTGGGCAGCCAAAACGATTTTGTCAGCGGCGTCCATCGCTTTGCGGGCGGCGCGGTTGCGGACTTTCTTTTCCACGTCCTGAAGGGCGCGGAGAGCTTTATCGAGGCCAACCACCTGGACTTTGACGGCGCCTTTCATGGAACGTACTCTGCCATGCGGGCGGGGCCGGATTCAAACTTGCTCGATTGGTGAGCTTGCGCGAACCTTCTCGGCTTTCGCGCGCAGAAGATCGGTTTCGGCAATCACCTTCTTTTGAAGCACTTCTCGGCAGTCGCAGGCTGGCGACGATAGTTGCCCATAACTCTGCTGCATGAGCTTTTGCCCATAAATTGGGGCGTTGCAGACCGGACAGAAGGAAACGATTTCGTTCATCAAACTTGCTCCTTGCACATGCATTCCGTGTCGGTGCCGCGATACTGCTCATCCAGGTTGGTGACGGACTCGATGTTGAAAATTCGCTCCAGCCCGCTCATCATCCAGCGGAATCGCATGACGGGGCCAAGCCGCTTGCCCGTGGCCGCATTGAAGTAGCTTCGGCAGGTGATTTTGTGTGTTACGTCCGCCTGGACTTCGCGGGCGGCGTAAAACTCGCGGCCGGACAGGGCCTTGATCTCGCAGTAACGATGAGCGGTCGTCGTCCATTTCTGGGCGGGCGTGCCAAAGGCGTCCGTCGCCTGCGGCGGGTCGATGATCTCTTGCACTTCCAGGTGGTGGTTTCGGTCGCCGAGTTTGCCGGCCATTGCATCAACCCTCACGCATACGAGCCGTAGCCGCTCAAATTGAGCAAGTCTTGCATGCGCTGAAGCGTCCCAATCGACACGTCACCCCGATTGTGGATCAGGTCCACGACGGCCATCAGGATCGCTTGGCGAATTTCTTCGGGCACCCGCCCCGTGAAGAGCAGCCCACTCCCCGTCGTCGTCAACGTGATGGCCGCCCCGCCCGATGTCAGCGCCAGTTGGAAGGAATTTCCGCTCGGGCTGACGACGAAATAGTTCGTGTCGGAAAGCAACGGGGCCGGCAACACCCCGTCAGTGCTGCACGACACTTGGAGGATTTGGCCGGCCGTGTACGTCTCGGCCAGCACGGTCAAGGTGCTGCCGCTGACGGTCGTCGGGCTCGCGTAGCCGGCGCTAAAATTGACAGCCGCGGGGAAACGCCGGTCGAATTGGTAGGGCGGAAATACCTGCTGCGGCGCCCGCTCCAATTGCCCTGGCATCCGCCACGGCATTTGCGTGAGGTAGTAGGTCGCCGCCAGCGTTTGGAGCGTGCCGTTGGTGTCGTAGTAGGTGACCGCGTTGACGCTTCGCAATGGCGGGCGCGGCAGCTTCAAAATCGAGGTCCAGGGCCAGACGATCAGCGGAAGGTTGTAGGTGGCCGTCAGAAATTGCCGGTGGCCGGAGATTTCCTGCTCACACATCCGGGTTGCCACCAGGATCGCGGCCGTGATGCGTTGGTCCTGGGTCGCGTCGTCGGAATCCCACAAGAGCTGGGCGCGGGCCTCGGCCAGCGACACGACCTGGCCGGCGGCGGGCGTGACTAGCTCCAGCGGGCCAGTGATCCACGGACGGAACGTCGGCTGCCGTGCGGCTCCGTAAGGGTTTGGGTATTGGCTGTTTCCGCCGTACATGATTACTCCGTTACGTCGCTTCGCTTCGCGGCAAACAGGCTACAATTCCTCAATGCTCTCCATCTTCGTCCAACTTGTTCTCGCCGCCGTCATCGCCGCCCTGGCGTGGTGGCTCGATACCGACGATGATCGGCACTACACACCGGCGTGAGCTTGTCGAGCCGCCCAAAGGATCGCGTCTCCGTGGCAGCCCTGGCAGATAATGGCTTCTTCCTTGGGAAAACCTATTTTCAGCATCACCTCGAATCGTTCCGACATTCTGCCGCACACCGAACAAGTTTGGACACCGTAAGCCACTTCGGCCATGCCGGGCACGTCGCTGGAACGAACGGTTGGATTTTCCGGCATCGGGTACTCCTGAAAGCCGCTGACGTGGTATGTCCGCCCCTCGACAAGTCTGAATTCCAGCTTTTGGTGCGGTGTATTTGCGACCGAGGCGCCATAATTCTGCAACCAAGTCATGGGATGCTCTTTTGGCGTGGCGGCTGGGGCAGGATGAGGATGGGCCGACTACTTCAGTTGCCCCGTAATCGCCCCGAACCCTTCGATGGCCGCCGTTATAGCGGCCATCGCGTTCTCCAACGCCGTCACCACGGCCGCACTCACCGGCACGTTGCCTTTGTTCGCCCCGACGTAATCCCAAAAGTCGGTGAGGGTGACGCCAATGTCACCGTCCACCGGCGAATCGGTGTAGCTGAAGCACTGCCGGAGAATTTTCAAAAGAGCCAGCATCGAATGCCCTCGGCAAAAAGAAAAACCGCGCCGGCCTTTGAAACCGGCGCGGCCATGAAGATCGAACCGCCGTCAATCCGGCTTAGCCGAGCGGAATCTGCACC